AAGAATAAAGAGCATAAAAACTGGCGCAGGAACATAAATAAAAATTGGAATAATGAAATTAATTATCCCTTTAGAAATTCTCTTAAAGCTATAGAAATATAGAAATATAGGAATACACATATTATGGAAATTAAACCAATTTTAAAAAAAATATGGTGGGTAGTTTTTCTAATTATGTTGGGATTTGCTATTTATTTTGGTATTAACGATTTTATTAATTGGATAGCAACGTATGACTAAAGATACTGAAGAAAAAGACCAAGGTCGTGAAAATACAGAATCTTTAACAAATCTCACAGATTGGGAGAATGAGCCTACTTTATTAGATTTAAAACAGGATTATACAGATGCTCAAAGTGACCACTCAGGTCACATAAGTAAAGTGGATACTTGGTTAGAAAATCTTAATGTAACTGGGGCAGCAGCCCATAAAGCAAAACCAGGTAAATCTTCTGTTGTTCCAAAATTAATCCGTAAGCAAGCTGAGTGGAGATACGCAGCTCTTACGGAACCCTTTTTAAGTACGGAGGATATTTTTAATGTCTCTCCTGTAACGTATGAAGATAAGCAAGCAGCAGAACAAAATGAGTTGGTATTGAATAATCAATTCAATACCAAAATAAATAAAACTGCTTTTATTGATGAATACATTCGTACAGCAGTAGACGAAGGAACTGTAATTGTTCGTACCGGTTGGGCGTATGAAGAAGACGAACGTGAGGTAGAGGTACCTCAGTTTAATTTTGTTCCTACACAAGACCCAAATATTATTCAGCAGCATGAGCAGATTCATCAATTGATGCAGACAAATCCTCAAGCCATGGCTGAGCAGGTGTCTCCTGAAATGCAACAAGCTCATCAAATTACAATGCAACAGGGAATACCGATTGCCCCTGTTCCTGCAGAACCTTTGATTGAGACTGAAACAGTTGTAGTAAAAAACCAGCCTACCCTGGATATATGTAATTACAGAAATTTAATTATTGATCCCTCTGCTATGGGGGATATTGATAAAGCAAGTTTTGTTATTTATCGCTTTGAAACCTCGATGTCTGAATTAGAAAAAGAGGGTGATACATATTCAAGACTTAGTGAAATCAATATAGAGAATAATTCAGTATTGGCTGAGCCTGATTATACCGGTACTGATGAATCCTCTTTTACGTTTAATGATAAGCCCCGTAAAAAAATGGTGGCTTATGAATATTGGGGATTTTGGGATATTCACGGTGATGGCATAGTAGTTCCTATTATTGCAACCTGGGTTGGTGAGACTTTAATCCGTATGGAGGAAAACCCCTTTCCTGATAAAGCACTACCATTTGTGGTTGTTCAATATTTGCCTGTTAGAAAGTCTATGTACGGAGAACCTGATGGATCTTTGTTGGAAGACAATCAAAAGATCATAGGAGCCGTTACCAGAGGCATGATCGATATTATGGGCAGATCAGCCAATGGACAGCAGGGATCCCGTAAGGACGCCCTGGACACCACCAATAAGAGAAAATTTGATAAAGGGTTGGATTATGAATACAACCCCTCTATTGATGCTCGTGCAGCATTTCATATGCACACGTTCCCGGAAATACCCCAATCAGCTCAATACATGCTAAATCAGCAGAATGCTGAAGCAGAGAGCCTCACAGGGGTTAAAGCATTCTCTTCTTCTGGGATTACTGGCACAGCTCTTGGGGACACCGCCACGGGCGTTAGAAGTGCCTTAGATGCTACTGCCAAAAGAGAGTTAGGAATATTACGTAGACTTGCTGAAGGAATTAAGCAAATAGGCCGTAAATTCATTAGTATGAATACTGAATTTCTTGAAGATGAAGAAATAATTAGAATTACTAACGATGATTTTGTACCTGTTAGAAGAGATGATCTAGCGGGCAATATTGATTTGAAATTGACAATATCAACTGCTGAAGCTGATAATCAAAAAGCAGAAGAATTGGCATTCATGCTACAAACTACTGGTAATACCATGGGCACTGGATTAGCCCAGGTAATTTTAGCTGAAATAGCTACACTCAGAAAAATGCCAGCACTTGCTAAAAAGATTGAAGAATTTAAACAGGAACCTGATCCAATTGTTCAACAAAAAGCTCAGTTAGAGGTTGAGTTATTACAGGCTCAAATTGAAACAGAAAGATCCAAAGCAACAGAAAATTATGCTGAAGCTGAATTAGATAAGAGCAAAGCTCGTGATATATCAAGCGGAGCTGATCTTAAAGACTTGGATTATGTTGAAACTGAATCAGGTGTTAAACAAGATAGAGACATCGCAAAAATGCGGGCTCAATCGGAAGGAAATATTATTCTTAAAACTGCAGAAGCCAACCTCAAAAAAGACACTGATAGGGCAAAAGCAGCAGAAGACAGAGTAACTAACTTAATTAATAATAGAAGTAGTTCTTAAAGAACTTTTTAAGTTCTTTACTATTTATTGAATATTTGTTATTCATTTATCCATAAAAATTAATAATGCTAACAGTATTATTAATTATATTTAATCTGGGAAACCAGGACACACAGCAACACAGATAAAGGCGTACTTACTTATGAGCGAAGCACAAAACCAAGAAATTGAATCAATCGAACTCAGCATAGAACAAGCTCAGGAAACGGTTAGAAAAATGGAAGCTTTAAAAAGGCTGACTCAAAATAAAGACTTCATTGAACTTATTCATGAAGGCTACTTTGAGAAAGAGGCCAGCAGATTAGTTTTATTAAAAGCTGATGATAGTATGGCTGATGAAGCACATCAAACAGCAATTTTAAAATCAATCGATTCAATTGGTTTTTTTCGTATTTATCTTTCTACGATTATGCAATTTGGTATACAGGCCGAAAGAGGCCTGGCAGATGATAAAGAAACCCTTGAAGAAATTCTGACAGGGGAAGAGTAATCATGAAAAATGATGCTGATGTTGAAAACGAAGAAGCTGAAGAAAACGAAGTAAATGAAAATGAAAATGAAACTGAAGTAAATTTTCTTGATTTGCCTGATGATGAATTAGGTGAAATGCCTGAGGGATTCCTTAACGATTTACCTGAATCTAAAAATGGGGACAGTAATGATGATCCCAACGATGAAAGTCAAGCTAAGGAAAGCAAAAGCCCGGAAGCAGACGACAGCATTAATAAACAGGAGAAAGAACAGGCAAGTTCAGAAAGCGAAAAAGAAGAAGAAAATGATCAAGAAAGTGAAACGGAAAACAAGGCGGAGGGTCAGGCAGATAATACTGATGAATCAGGGAAATCTGTCGAAGACCAAAAACAAATTAAAGATTCTGATGATAAAGATAAACATTCTGATGATGAGACTGATGATAATTCTGAAGATCCTTTAACAGCAGAAAAGCAATTAAAGCAGTTGTTTGAACCATTCAAAGCTAATGGCAAACAGATGCGAGTAAATTCAGTAGAAGATGCAATAGTTCTCATGAAAATGGGAGCCAACTATAATAAGAAAATGGCGGCCTTAAAGCCTAACCTGCTACTTATGAAAATGTTGGAAAATAATGATCTTTTAGATGAAGGAAAACTAAGTTATTTAATTGACCTGGATAAAAAAGATCCCAATGCAATTAATAAACTTGTAAAAGATAGTGGAATTGATCCACTTCAAATAGATACAGAAAGTAAGGAAAGTGATACTGCATACCAACCAAATACTTACACTGCTGATGAAAAAGAAGTGGAACTCGATTCGGTACTTGACGGAATTCGTGATACGTCATCCTTTAATCGAACTATGGACATCATTGGTACTAAGTGGGACTCTGAAAGTAGGCAAGTATTATTGAGCAACCCAGGCATTATTGAGTATATCAATAGTCATGTAGAAAATGGGATATATGACCAAATAAACGATGTAATAGATTCTGAAAGGATGATGGGTAGATTGGCAGGTTTAAATGACATTGACGCTTACCAAAGAGTTGGTGATGTATTGAAACAACAAGGGGCTTTTACTGGTATTAAAACGAACCAGCAAAATAAATCACCTTCGGAAACCTCAATACAAAAAACTACCAAAAAAACGGAAGCAGAAAAAGCTAAACTAAAAAATCGAAAAAAAGCCGCAAGTCCTACAAAAAGTGCTCCAGCTAAGGGAGGCAAAGAAAACTTTAATCCTTTGGCTTTATCTGATGAAGAGTTTGAAAAAGTATCAGGGAGTGACTTTTTATAAAAAAATTAATTTTATAAAAATTCAAGAAAGAGGATATTAACCATGTCTACTCCACATGAGCAGTCAGCAATTTATAACGATCCAGCAGGGGGCAATCCCTCTACTATTGGTAGTCAGGTACGTACTGACTTCTTCAACAAAAAAGCATTAATGGAAGCGAAGAAAGAACAGTATTTTTCTCAGCTTGCTGATGTTACATCCATGCCTAAAAATATGGGTAAAACGATTAAACGGTATCATTATCTGCCTTTGTTAGACGATGCCAACATTAATGACCAGGGTATTGATGCTTCTGGTTCTGTTGTTCTTAACGAACTTACTATTATTGTCCGTGGTGTTGATGCTGCAGATACTCCCGGTGCAGGCCGCCCTGCTTACTTCGTAGGTAACGGTGCTACTGATGCCCTGGCATTAGCTGCTGCCGAAGCAAAAGTCCTTGAGTGGACAAACAGAGCCGTTGCAGACGGTGGTTTAGGTTTAGTTGCTGTTACCTATCTTGAAGCTAGTACCACTGGTGGTTCTTCTGCATTTGATATTGGCTATCGTTTTTCTAATGATACCCTTGCAGATGCCGTATCTGATTCCGGTAACATTTACGGATCATCCAAAGATGTAGGTACTATCTCTGCCAAAATGCCTGCTCTATCTGAATCAGGTGGCCGGGTTAACCGTGTTGGTTTCAAGCGTATTGAGCTTGAA